TTTCTAAGGTCCAATCCTGCTTATCTTTATAAGCAATGACTTTAATTTGACTAAGAGGTGCAGCATCTTTAATCGCATCTTCTCTTACAATCTGAATTAAACCCCAATCAGATAAGAGTTTGATAATCCGATTACGACGTTGCACATCATTTTCAGAAAGGTTTGCCTTCTTTCCATCTAGAGCAAACAACTCTTTGAAGTGAACAATATAATACTGACCCTTCTTATGTAAGATATGACATGATTGAAATAACTTCTTTTCCTTGCGAGAAGCAACACCAATCCTAGAAAGGGTTTCTCTTACTTTAAGAAAGTCGTCTGGTTGAGAAAGTTTCACCTCTACCATACTTTCACGAGTCCACTGTACCTCAGCAACTTGAGACATTATGCTTTTCCTCCACGATTTAATTTCGATTTAATAAACTCAATTTGTTTTTTATTTAGTATCTTTAGAGTTGCTTGTGCTTTCTCGGTACTATAGTTGTAGTATTCCTTGATACACTCAAGATCATCTAGTTTTACTTTCTTATCCCAGGGCGAGAAACGCTTTCTCTTCCTAACGATATTTATATAAAAATCATACTGAAGTTTACTTGGGAGTTGCGAGTTAAGATTCATCTCATTCGCTAGTAGCACAGTGTCGTAATGATGAGACAAGCACTTAGTAATGACCCAGGCAGGATATTCTTTCTCCCAACCTGGATCATCACCATCCATCAAATTGTTCTTGGACTCATTGATCGTCTTTAAATAATCCGTCAAGGGATACTGGTACTTGCTCATAATTAGTTAAAAGAAGTTCTTTACGTTTCTTTTGGTCACGTGTGTAAGTGGTCGTAGATCTCATAGTATATGTAAGATCCCATTCTTGTGCAATCCATCCAGGAAATCTTTCCTTGACAAATGCATCAGAATTATAAGTGATCATACATGTTTGTTTTGAGTTATTGCATTGAGCAGCAAAGAGTTCATGATCAAAACCTTTGTGCATAGATCCTTTTTTACCATACAGGTTATCCTTAATGTCATAAGGAGGATCTAGAAATACAAATGCATCATCACCATAAAGCAATTCAGAATAATCCTGATTAGTAATTCTCCAAAATTGAATCAGTTCTGAAATGTATGGAAGTTTATCAATACCTCGGAAGGTAAAGTTCTGCTGAGATGCTTGCTTGCTGAATGAAGATGATTCAGACAGACCACTGAAAGAGCACTTGTTTACAATGTAAAAATTGAATCCAATATTGTACTCATCACTTCCTACCAGTGCTGCCTTAGCATTATCAAATGCTTCACGATGAGCATCTAAACTCTCACCAAGTTCTGTCTTCAGTTCTCGGAGGTCATGAGCAAGACGATCACCATTCGACTGGAGAGACCGCCAGAAGCAATACAGAGGGTAATAGAGGTCATTGACCCACACCTCTGTCCTAGGACGGGTCTGAGTCACGTGGAGTGCCATAGAACCACCACCTAGGAATGGTTCATAGAACTTGTCAAATTGTGGGAGATGCTGATCTAAAAATTTAATTGCCCTGGATTTTCCACCAGGATATCGAAGGGGTGTTTTAAATTTTGTCATTACAGGATACGCTCAACGCCGTCAAGTATATCAGATGCAGTGATGCTTTTGGGTGCAGGTTCAATATTTGTAGCAAGCATAGTAAAGTCACCTGGAAGAAATTTAACTTTTGCCGCTGGAGAACTGGGAGTGAAATAAACACGTTTCTCAACCGTGTCCCAGTCAGTATATGCAAGAGACATGTTCTCAGTATCTACCAGGAACATATACTCAAATGTTTTTTCTACTTTCTTTGAGTTACCTTGAAAGTTCTTCAAAGTAATTACCTTTGTAGATCCGTTCTTATTGAAGAGTTTGAGAGATCCTTTCATCTCATAATGTGTTTCATCTTCACCAATAAAATCAACTCCATCCATGTGATCTCCAACATAACGAACTTGGTTATCACTCCACTTTGCAAACGACTTCTCTTGAAGATATGTTCGGAAAGTTTTAAATGTGTTGGACTTCATCTCTTTGGTGTTGGTTGCATCGCAACAACCAAAGAACTCTTTTAAATTAATACGAGAAAAATCAAGATTCATTTGAATTCACACTCCACCATCATTTCAGTAAGGGCAGCAAGTAAATTGATTTCCTGATCTGCAACAAATGCAGATTGATATTGATACTTGCCAATAATCAATACCGCTTGAGGAATGGTTCTAGGTTCCAGACACTGATAAAGATTATCATAAATGGACCTAAAGATATGAGAAGGTTCGTTGTCAAGATTACTCGACACCCACTTCTTAACAGTCGTGTACTGTTTACTCTTCAGTGCTTGAGTCAATTCATTGAACCTGACATCAGACAAACTAGAAAGAATACCACTATCAATAACTCCACCGACTGCATAACGTTGACACTCGTTAAGAGTACGACGCCAGTCAGGGAAGAACTTCAGGATAATTTGTGGAAGTACTTTTGGATCATATTGTACGCCTTCTTCCTCAAGTATAAACCTGAGACGGTCGAAGAAGGTTCCTGCCAGAAGTTTCTTTTCTTTTCCTGGGATGGAAAAATCGACGACTGCACATCGGGAGTGAAGAGGTTCGATGAGTTTGTTTTTGTAGTTGCAGGTGAAAATAAACCTACAGTTACCATAAAACGCCTCAATGTTTGCCCGTAGAGCGAGTTGTACGTCACTGGTTGTGTTGTCAGCTTCGTCAACAATAACGACTTTGTGTTTGGAGTCACTAGAAAGTGAGAGGGTCGAAGCAAAATCTTTGACCTTGTTCCGTATTGTGTCAATTGCACGTCCTTCGTCAGATCCGTTAATAACAATGTAATCAGCACCCAATTGTTCGCAGAGTGCTTTTGCGACAGTAGTTTTACCGATACCAGCGGTGCCGAACAGAAGAAGGTTAGGGATCTGTCCAGTGTTCAAAAATTCATTGAAAGTATTCTTCGTTGTTTCTGGAAGAATACAATCATCAATCTTCCTGGGTCGATACTTTTCAACCCAAAGAAATTCATTACGAGACATAGGAATCAATTACCGTAAGTGGAATCAGGTTCAAGAGCAATGAAGTACTCAAGACGCTTCAGGAGATCTTTTGGATCAGTAATGCGATTGAACTTTGCTGCCCTAGTGCAGACATCAACATTATAATCACCAGGAATGATTTTGATAGTTTCCATTTTGAAGTTGAAACAGAATGGAACATCCGATTTACCAACAACATATGAAACAGTATTGGATGTCTCGTTGTCTTTGTCCTTCACTGCAAGAGTAACATCACCACCTTTACATTCAAGGCAGAGATCAGGAAGATAAAGAACTCTAGATGCTTTGAGAAGTGACACAAGAACATCTTCATTCAGTTGAAAAGAGAACTGGGTCTCTGGGAGTCCAAGTTCTTTATCTGGAGGAAGAATCAATACATCGGGATCACAGTAGAAGTACTTAAGTTTACTCCTTCCAGATTTGATGGTCAGGAAAGATTCATTGTTGAATTGGAAATCAACTTGAGATGAATCAGCAAAAAGATTCCAACCATTTAGAAACTGACCAAGATCATAAATTGCAAACGCTTCGGGAAACTGTTCATTTACTTCTGCCGTAGCAAAAACGTTTTTAGTAACAGCGATGGTTGAGATCTTAGATCCTGGTTTGATATAGATCGAATTATTAATCTGTGCAAAATTACCGAGAAGGTTTTTTGTACGTTCAGAGATTTGCATACTCATTGAGGATAGGTTTCACGTTGGGAGGACATGTCGCTGAAATGCATCAGAAGCACAGCATAGTGCAAGATCTTCATAATGTCACGACGGGCAGTACCTTTCTTATCATAACGAGAGGCATACTTCAAAATATTAGACCTGCAGAATGCCTCAGCATCACCACAAGCATCAATCAAATCTAGTGTCTGGATTTTATCATTACCAGCAGAATAATGCTGGTTGTAAGTAGCAGAAATATAATCACTCAATTCTTTGAGGATTCGTGCTTCGCTGTACTTGTAAAGATTAGGGTTTTGAGAATCAGGAATCATATCATCAAGTGAAGTATCAATGGTAAAAGAGTTGTCTTCCATTTCGTTTAAAACATCATAAAGTAAGGACCAAGAGTTAGTCATAGCAAAATAAAAAATCATTTACAAGTGACTCGGATTTCTCCTTGCCAAACTTGCTGTCAAGATAACCACTCACGGGATCTAACTTCTTCATGTATCTGTCGAAGTCCCCGTAAGTAGAGTATGTTGCAAACCCACTGGGTTTCTCTGATTCTAGCATGGATTTGTATGCTTGTAAATAGGTACGGAAATCATCAAGATAATTGTTGACTTCAGACATTGTGCATTTACGAACATACACATTCTCAGAGAAGTGATTGCCTGGTTCAAAGAATCTAAATGTTCCTTCTGCTTTCGGTAACCCAGGAACTGAGAACAAATGATTCTCTACAGGATGTTGAAAGTCAAATACTAGAATGACTTTCTTTTCAAAAAAACCCATCAAGTCCATTCCAAAGCAAGGTAAGTTTTGTCCTGTCTTTGGGTAGATAATGTTGTTGTAGATAGAGGACTTGTTATCCCATATCTCAACTTCTCTGGACTTGATGATGTATTGATTCGTATAGATGTTGGCAGAGAGGTTAGCATCTTTGTTAGACCACTCTGCCCATTTATCATCTAGTTGGAGATCAGGAAATGTCTCCCATAGAACCTGCTTGTACTGGTTCCACAGATTCTTCAAGTTGGATGTCTGCATCGACTTTATCATAGAGTTCAAGGAAAGATTGTTTTGTTTCATCGTCAAAGCGATTCAGGCAGACCTTAATTGCCTTTGCTTTATCAGAGAAAATGCTGTAAGCACGAATGATGTGAACGAGACGACGAGTAGAAATGATCTCATCGATACCACCATCATAGAATGTCTTACGAATGATGCCTGCCCAATCAACCAGATGAGAAACAAACTTCTCATCATCACAGGAAGCAGAGAGAATCTTTTTCTCAATAGAAGCAGAAGGATACTCTTGCTCAAAGGTAACAGGGAAACGCTCTAGGAATGCTTCGTTGAGCACGTTAGTTCCAATGAATCGTCCGTCGTCTGAACCTTTACCTTTAGTGTTGGCAGTGGCGAAGACGTTGAATCCACTTGCAGGGTCAACCCGTTTGCCGATCTTTTTAAGGAATACTCCTTTCCCTTCAAGAATTGACTGGAGACAGAGAATTTTATTAGAGGCGAGGTCGATCTCGTCAAGGAGCAGGATAGCACCTCGTTCGAGTGCCTCCACGACTGGGCCATTGTGCCAGACGGTGTTGCCATCAACAAGGCGGAAACCGCCAATAAGATCAT